CTATCTGCCGCTGTATTACCAGTGATTGCCAAAACTCATCATTAAGCTCATTTCCTCTGTTTAAGAGTTGTTGACGCTGATAAGATGATACTTGTGTATTTTTAGTTATGTGGTTGAATGCTATTTCTAATAGATCATCTTCACCAATTGAAATTATAATAATTTTTGTGTTAGGTAACCGAGTTCTGATAGTATCAAAATCCGGATACATTTGCGTTGCTAAAATACCAATAGGGTCAAATGTAAGTTCCTTATACATATCTGTTCCAGCATTGTTTGGATCAGATGTTTTAGGATGGTGCCATGACGATTCCCATGGATATGACACATGTGCAGAGTTTTCAGGCGTAAAGTGAATAGTTTCGTCTATGCCATTAATCATTCTCCAAAGAACTTGAGCAATTAACTTGCCCGAAGTTCCTGGAAAGAATGATATAATGTAAGATTCAGAATCAGTCACTAGTTAGCTTTTACTTCTTCCCGTGTCAAGATTTCAACCATCTTAATCTGGTCTTCAATCTCCTTCTTTTTGTTTAGCAAATCAGCAATTGCCGGGTTATTTTTAGCTTTTCGTTCAAGCGCCAATTCTTCGTTAAGCTTTTGTTTGGCCCAATCAATGGCTAATTCAGCATCAGGAGTCAAACCAACGCTAGCATGACTAGTATTGATTTCTAACCACCTGTTACCGTCATACACTTCAAGTGTTTGTGTATTGGTGTTGAATCTAACATCACCGACATTCATATACCCTGAGCCAGTATTGATATATGTGGTCGCCGGGTAGCCCCCATTGACCATCACATATCTACCTGTTCCGTTGACCGTCTTAATCATTACTTAGCCTGTGCGGGAAGCAAGTACTGCCAAATTGCAAGACCACTGTCAACTGTGATTTCAACTGCGCCGTCATCCGAAATGCGAACAACCTTATCACCCGAAAGATCCATAATTGACAAAAATACCTTAACAGGCCACTGCCATGGACGAGAGAGTGTACCAGTTACTCCAGGATGAAACACAAAGTTACCTGAGTGAGTTGAGTGGTCACCAAAATAGACCTTAAGATCACCGTTTTCAGTTGTAGTCTTGAAATTATTTTCTTCGCTGTTTGCAGAAGCCTGCTTCTTAAGACGCATGATTCCAGCAACAGTAGGTGCAAATTCTACATTCCAGTTAGCACCCTTAAAGGTTACTGCCGGAACACGATCTTCTACTGTACCCTTCTTCATCAAACGATAATCGTTAATGAAGTCCTTACTAGCAGTTTCAAAGTGAATGCTTGCAGGTACAAGAACACCTTCCTTATCTTCGCGGATAAGAGCAATAGTAGAATCTTCACCGTAGTCATCAAATCCAAGAATGGTCTTGAGCTTACTCAAGTTGGGCATACCGAAAACTCCATCAAATTCGACAATAGGAGTCTTAAATGTACCGTTCACGATAACATTGCGATCTTCTGACAAAGCAGAAATCTTAGTTTCAGTTTGAGTACCGTTAACTTTTACTAGTTCAATCACTCCAAGACCATTAGTGTGCTGAATCAAATCGAGTAAATAATCTTTCATTTTTCTATTCCTTATCTTTATGCTGCAAGTTTCGCAATTGCTTCGGCGCGGCGCCGTTGACGCTCACGCATAGCTTCTCCTTCTGCAATACGTTCTGCCATTTCTGCTTTAGAAACATAATAGCTACGCATGTTTAATTCATTCATGACCTGATCTAGATCATATCTCAAAGCAGCAATCTTTTCTTCTGTATCAAAATCTTCAAAGTTCATTTTTGTCCTCTTTCATATTAATATTTAGGTTTGTATTATTCGTATTATAGTGGAATAGTTTGCACATATCAACCCTTTAGTTAACCGAAACTAAACAAATCATTGAATGTGCTGTTAGTATTAGTGTTAGACCTAATATCCCACTTGAGAACACCTAACAGGTTATCAATCTTTTCATCTACTAGTGTTCTCTCCATTTCCAAATCATCGAACGGCAACTGACAGAACCATTGAGGAAGTCTCAATTCATCAGTAGGATAAGCCACGCTAGTAAATCCTAAAGGATTATCTTTTAATTTACAGACAATTACCTTCATACCATCGACAATACGCTGACTGTACTGGTCTCCATTTAGCTTACGCAAATAGTTGTAGTTGAGAGCCGCACGAACATGTCCGGGCATTGTTACTTTACCTGTCTTACTGCGCTTTTCAAGATCACCATAGTATGTAAGCTTGTTGACAGATCTAGGAGAACCTTTAGTCCAACTTTCTTGTTCGCCTAACCAAATCTTAAACTCTCGAATCTTAGCAATAACATCGTCTCTATGAGTACCGCTAAGCACCATAGTTAATACTTCCATCAAGAACGATTGAACATACTTAGGAGTGTCTGCTCGTTTAAGATCAAGCCCCATAGCTTTAATTTTGCCTGGCTTGCCGTCTTTATCTTGGCGTTTGCCTTCTAAGTCAAAGATGTTAATAGCATAACGCTTCTTAGTGATGAACAATGTTCTATCACCAATCAATTCACGACCAGCTTTAATCACTTCGCCGTTCTTACGCGGACAGTGGAATGCTCTCTCCATGAATGCAGGGAAACTGTCATTGGTTAATTCTGCAATTTGATCATAGAGTTGAATGCAAGAATCCTTATCCCAGGTGAGTTCACCGCTATCAATCTGTTCTTTCAGAATAGGATACGCTGAAAAGTAGCAAGAGTCAGTGTCGCCATACACAATAGCATCACCATCATGTTGATATGTCTCAGTGATGGTTTCGTTGATTTGACCCATCATGTGCTTTACAATTTGCCGCCCGCTGAGAGTTACACTTTGACCAATTCGCTTATCGTAGAAACGACAATGCTCATTCAAAAGTGCGCCATATGCAGAGTTAAGCAAAATCTTACGAACTAGCTGACGCTTATCGTAATACTCAAACTTGTCTGTGCCATATGCAGCCTTTGCTTCTTTCTGAATGCTCTTACGCTCTGAATACCAGCGTGAAAGCAATCCGGGAATGATTCCTTCTTTCTCATATGTAAAGATGGTTCCATTAGCTGACAAGATGTAAGGCTTATGACTATCAAAGATTAGTTTCCAAATCTCTGCGGCACTCATTTCAACACTACGACCATCTTCATAGTCGATAGTGAGCATTGTGCCACGCTCTTGATTCATAATAGCAGTATATTCTAGCGATCCGAAGAGGTTTTCCCAAAGAATCGCTCCAGTAACTGCATCAGCATCGTCACCATTCTTTTTCTTACGCTTGTTTTTAGCGAGGGCGACACTTTTTTCGTGCATGTATTGGTCAGTGAGAGATTGTCTGACTTGTCCAACGATGGTTTCTGGTGCCATGTTGAGTGCGCGGATTGCTGAGGGGTAGAGTGAGTTGATGTCAACTGCCCCGACCCATTCGTGAATCCCTTTCTTCGGGACAGCAACATAAGCTCCGGCAGCTTGCTGCTCGTCACCGTAACTATCCTTACGCTTTTTGTCAGGGACGATAAATCCTCGTTCATGTGCTTCATTATAAATTGCCATTTCGATCATAGCCACCGAACCCATAACAGTCGGTAGCAATACAGTGTTTTCATGCGCTAGGGCATTTGCTAAATCAAGAAACTTTAGTTTATCATGAATTCTATAAACTAGCATAGTATCCTGACGGTTATACTCTACGAACTTCTTGAAGTCTTTGTTGTACAACTGATCAAGACTTCCCTCATACTGTGTCTTGCGTTCACCCAATTCATATTCACCGATAGCATCAAGTGAATAGCTATGGCGACTCTCGTAGTTGTACTTCTTATACAGTTGAAGATAGTCTAAATGAATACGACCAACTAAGTCATAAGTCGTTTCTTCTTTGCCGAACCGTTCATATTTTCGACCCTTAGGTAATTGACCAAGAAGACAGAACTTGCGTGTATCGTCTTTACTCATAATGCGAGTAACACGATTCACACAATAGGGAATATCGTAGCCTTCAGAGTTCCAACCAGTGAGAACATCTGCGTCTTCAATAAGTTGGAAGAAAGTCTCAAACATTTCTATTTCACTACGAAATAGCAAACAGTTTTCAAAATCCTTAATTAGATCATTAGCTGTTTCATCTGTCATGTGCTTCGGAGGAATTACCAAAGTGACAAGCTGGTCTAGCCAATCCAAATATACTGAAATGGCAGTGACAGCATTAAACGGATCATCAGTTGGACTGTAACCCTTTTCAGGATCGAAGTCCACTTCAATATCGAAAAATGCTGTGTGAAGTTTAGGAGGTTCTACCTTAAGATAGTTATCACTCAAGCATCTGAAAATGACAGGAATATCGCTTTCAAATGTCTGCTTCCCGCGATGGATTCTTTTCTCTTTTTCAAACTCTGCTTTTTTGCGAGTAGAAAAGCGACTGATACTATCTCCGTAGATAGAGCGATACTTGCCTTTAGGGTCTTCGTAATAGAAAACATAGTTAGTACTATATTCCCTATAGGATCTTTTACCCTCAGGAGTACGCTCTACTACATAAATCTTATCAGCGTTTGAATCAAGAACTGCGTCAACATATGACATTAGCTAGTCTTACCAACGGTCTCCAAGATAGTGTTAAGTTCTTCGTTAGCTTCATTTTCTTCATGAAGACGCTGCTTGTGTGCAATCTTGATTGCCTCTGCAATAGCCTTAACAGTGTCGTTAAGACCTTCGTTAAGCGTATCAACTTCCTGTAGAACGCTGATACCTTCATTGATAAGCTGAGTCAATTTGACCTTAGCTTCTTGATTAAATGTGCGTGACATAGTTTCTCCTTATAGTCTAGTTAGTATAACAGACTACGCAGATAATTCAACTATATTGGTAACCTTATTGAAAGATGTGGTTGTTTTTTTCGCCGTAGATTTTGATGTATTTACCCGCAAGCATGTCAGCCATTGCTTCGATCGGCGAGCCAGGATAACTATCACCAGGCTTAATCATACCTAATTCATGCTGACGGACATGAACTAACTCATGGAAAACTGTTCTAAGAATGTCAACTAGATTACGATTTTTTGCGTAAACCCAAACACTGTCTTCTCCTGGAACATGCCCGCCGGTGTGATGGTTAGTTTGCGCTTCCTCAGAATCCATTGATAGTTCTACCTTAGGAACCTTTTTGAGATTCAGTTTGTCAGCAGTCCAATCTACGAATTTTAATACTTCAGTTTCCACATCAACAGTTTTGTCAGCTTCATCAAGTTTATTCTTGATCCAGTTGTCTGGAGTATCTTTGTACTTTTTAACAAAGATATTTGCTAATGCTTTACGAGTCATTTTATGCTTCTGTGCAACCTTACGCATCAAATCATCAATGGTGTTATAATCGTGCTTAGCTAATGAGGGGAGCCTTTTTGCTAATTCAGATTCGGGAGCTTCTTGGACGCTTTCCCCGCCACCACCGTCACCGCCACCGTCACCGGAAGAATTATCGGTGTATCCGTACCCGGGGTAAAAATATCCACCGTACGCTCTGCGCTTTTTCTTGCGCTCGGTTATAAATTCATTAGCTCGCATAATATGTATTTATCTTAGTGACTTTAAGAACTGAGTAGTCTTTTCGGTATTAATACCAGTTATTTGAAATGTTACACGAGGGTGATGCCCTGCGTTTGCGGTACAGTGCGGCATGTTCTGCCAATCAAATGATGATACATCCCCTGCTTCCCACTGATTCCAGTGATAGTTTCCGTATTCCCAAAATTGTCCAGGTTGCCAATCAGTAAGTTGTATAAAGAAACGCTTTACTTTATTTGGTTCTTTTGGACACCATTTCTGTAACTTGTCAATATGACGATTCCACACCTGCCCGGGCCACTGTACATGAATACGCTCCATACAATCTTCTAATCCAAATAGCAATGTAATTTTATGTAGACTTTCTGGGATAGTCCAATTGAGATTAGTGATGACCATGTTTGGATCAGCCCCGACTCTTTCAATGTCGTATTCTTCTGCTCTTAGATCAGTAGTTGGGTTGGGTATACCTTCTCCCTTATATCCTCTAGTAGCCCAAGTTGCAGGTTTACTGTTTTCAATTATAGCTGGTAAGTCTGTTTTCCATGTATTTTGTAATTTGCCATGTCTAGTGAGTGCATACTGTTCCGAATCAACTTTTTTGCTATCGAAGTGATAGTTACTCTTTGCTACAGTCTCTTCCCAACTACTTTTCATATCACCTTTACTCTGACATCAGCCATTGAATAATTTTGGAAATACTCTATGCCAGGATCCATAATGCCTAAAATTTGCGCAAGTTCTTTGTTAGATTGAATTTGAGTACCTTCATATTTTTGCCATGCTTCGATGATGTCACGATTTTGATTATCAATAATCTTTGCCATGTTTCTAAGATCCTTGTAATACGATTCATAACTGGGATAAGTTATGTTAAACTCTCCGCATCTTACCCACCACCCTAAACAGGCATCATCTGCTCTATGTACTAATACTATCGGGCAATCAGGCCAATTTTCTTTTAAGAAATCAATATGATGAGCGAACACATGGCTCTTTACAATACGAATGCCGTAATCTGAAAAGGGGCGATCAAATTCTACTTCACATTCTTCTTTAGTAAAGCAATCAAGTTTATCAAAGAAGTCACCGAACTCCATGCCAGGATCAAAATATGCACCTAAGTGCATTAACTGAGTTTCACCACTAGCATCATGGTGATAGGTTCTATCTTCGCTATAGTCACTGTTGTCAATAGACGGACTATAATAAATATTTTTAGCTACGCTACTCCATTTGGAACCGGGAGTTCCTACTATAAAAATATACTTCATTCTTAAATCCTTAACATATATGCAATTTCAGGGGGAATCCAAGGGTTTTCCATACGCTCGGGATGCCATACTATTCCTGCTAAATTACCATCTATAAACGCTTCTATGTTACCTGAATAATCTCTGCATATTATGTTTGTTTTTTCTGGAAGTGAGATTATTCCTAAATTATGATAACTGTTTACTTCTCGAACCTCTCGGTGATAAAAGATAAGATGATCTACTCCTGAATGGTTTTTTATTTCTTCAATCGTTCCTCCTAGCATTTCTGCTAATAAGAATGCACCGTGACATATGCCTACGACTGGCTTGTTTCTCTGCATCATTTTACTTGCTAGCTTAAGCTCAACTGACCGTCTTAATGCACTATCGTCACCGCCGCTAATGATGAACGAATCACAATTATCTGCTATTAGATCGAAGTCTTGATTCAATGTATTAGCTATAAAGGAAGTGTGATGGCCTGCTAGCAGAGTATACCAACCATGCTCAGTCGCATCGTATGACCTACCCTTTAAATAAATTATGCGTTGACTAATCGCTATTTTCATTGATACGCTCTATTCTTGTAGGCTTGCAACCATTTAGTACTACTTCGTCAAGCCAGTATTCGTCAACATATTTGACATACTTACCATTGGCATCACCCTCAATGAACTTAAGAATTTCAGGTCCAGTACTTATGGGAAATGCTAATACTTTAGCTACCCATTTTAAATAATGCTCTTTGTGAAGGAAGAATGCTTCGTGATCTAGAAAATGCACTATAAAATCACTATTCAACAATGTATTATAGTAGTAGTCTTGTGCAATAGGGGTAGTGTGTTCTTTGCGAACCCTAAGTTGTTGTAGCTTATTAATATTCTGATCCCGCACAATAATAGCAATTTCTACATCGATGCCAAATGACCTAGCTCTTTCAGCGACCTCTAGTATCTTGGGAACATATCGAACACCATCATAAAAGAAGGGACAACTTACATTTGCTAAATGAAACTTTTTATCTGTAAAGTGTTCTGCTGTAAGTTTGTTAGGATCGACCCAATAATCAGCGAAAGGTTCTTGGTCACTGGGAACCCAATACTTATCCTTTAGTTCTTCCCATCCTTCTACATCAGGATGAAGACTTAGTAATCTACTGAATAAGTGATTACCTGAGCCTTGTGGGCCAGTAATGATTAGTAATTTTTTCATGGCTTCTCTGCAAATGTAATACCAAACTTATTCCCGTTATCAAGTTCATTATGTTCTACATACTGAATATATTTTTCATTAGGATCCTCTGCGAGTATTTCATCGATACGAGGGTCATCCCAAGCAATAGGAATGTTTAGTTTTAAACTTTTAAGATAGTCTCTCTTATACAAATACAATAATTCGTATGATAAGAAAGTTGGATCTTCTATGTTAGGGAGTTGTTCTAGTAATAAGGGTAGGGTGGACTGAGTTCTGATTCTTGTCTGTTGATGAGATAAGATATTCTGGTCTCTGCCGACGATAGCAAACTTAACTTGTATGTTATGTGAGCGTACCGTGCTAGCAAAACCAGCCAAATCAGGATTCCAAATAGGATTAACGGTGGACCCATGTATACCCAAGGGACAACTGATAGAAGTAAAATATAAATCTCTTTGAGACCAATCGAAATGATTGAGTAGTTCATGATTTTTCCAATGCTGGGCAAAAGGTTCTTTGAAGCGATGTGCTTCCCAATAGTTTTCTAATAATGACTTCCACCCATATACCTCAGGATGCAATGAGAATATCTTAGACCAAAGATGATTTCCGGCACCTTGTGGACCAGTAAGAATGAGAAGTTGTTTTGTCATAATAAAATGGGGAACGGGTTAGCTGGTTTCAGCAGACTAAACTGTTCATCCGTTCCCCTTTCTATGTTACCAACCGTATGCTTCGTTAACGAGAGCCTTAGCAGCAGGAACTTCCATAGTGTTCTTGCACGAAATGTCGAACAAATCCTTACGCATTTCAGATACTAGGGCGGCAATACGAGTCTGTGTTGCTTCATCAGTTGCAAGTTCTTCTAGCTTGCGGCCACCGATCTTGCTGTGGAAACCTTCGTCCTTAGCAATTTTAGCATAGCGTGATGCAATGAATTGATCTTCAATGCATTCTGCCATCTGATCCCAAACTGCTTCTGCACGACCTTCAGCAACCAACTGATAAGCAGCGAGGGCAGCTTCATCAGTTTCAGCTTCGTACTTAGCAAGAAGTGCAGCACCCTTTGCAGTTGGCTTTGCTTCTTCTGCTGCGATTGCCGCAGCAACATCAAGCTCTTCTCCAGTAATATGTTCGATTACTTCCTTAACCATGCGGAAGTGAACGGCTTCATCATGTGCTTGCTTTGATAGCAATTGAAGCTCAACTGGATCAGTGTTGGCTGGCAGATTTGCAATGGTCTGTGCAATCTCAACCATGTTCATTCGCTCGTTGACCATACGACCGATAAAGTGTTCTACTAGTGCTTCTTGTGATGGGTTGCTTTCAAAATAAGCCTTAACATTAATCTTTGAAGCTTCAAAGAGTGCTTTGTTGTCAGCTACAATCTTAGCTACAAATTCTTTAGATGTAGTCATTATGTTTTCCTCTATAGACATGTCTTTTGTGATAAGTATTTAAGAAATTTTCTTATCACGAGAATATTTATCATATTTCATAGGATTTTTGGATGAACACCTTAATTTTTGGACTACTTAAGAAAAATTTGGAAGAAGCTTTCAAACTTCCAAAGTACTCTAATCTAGTTATTAGTGAAGACACTATCGTAGATAGATTACCATGGACTCCAGCAAGATATCGCAAGTTTAAGGATGCTATTGAAGCTGAACTTAGTTTAGATTCGAGCTATACAGGAACTCTAGCAGAAATAACTGAGGATTTTAGCCAGCGTTATATTCTACGCTTCTTTGGTGAAATTTGGAAACCACGCACTGATGAGTTTACTCATTCTGGATGGCAGCTTGCAGATGAAGTTAATAAACTGAATCCAATATCAGTGCTTGATGTTGGATGTGGATATCATCCTTTTAAGGGTCGCATTCAAAACTTAATCGGCATTGACCCATACAATAACTTAGCTGACTATCAAGTTGATATTTTAGAGTATAAGGTAAAGCCAGAATCACATGATGTTATTATAGCTCTTGGGTCTATAAATTTCAATACAAAGGATGAGATTGAAGCGAGATTTGGACATTGTGTGAACTTATTAACGAAGGATGGGCGTTTCTTTCTTCGGGCCAATCCGGGTATTCCGCACAAAACAGGACCGTATGTTGAAATTTTTCCATGGTCGTTTGAGATTGTCAATGAGTTTGCTGAAAAGTTTAACTTGAAATTATTAGAGTTCAAGAAAGACTCTAACGGGCGATTGTATTTCGTTTATCAAAAGGCATAAAAATAACGGCGAGAAGAAATTCTCGCCGTTATTTCGTTAAGCTATTGCTTTACTTAGAAACGAAGACCGAAGCCAACGAGTCCACCGTGACGACCAAGAGTGCCGTCAAAGTCAGTGTAGCGATACTCAGCCTTAGCAAAAGTTGAGCCGATAAGCTTCACTTCAAGACCGCCACCGACAGTAACACCATCAGCAGAACGGGCACCGAGATCAAGATTGGTGTAGCCTACACGACCATACGCAAGAACATTCTTGTTCAAGGTATAACCGAGACGAGCGGCTGCACCAAAGTCAGCACGATCAAAGACGTTAGCAGCGGTTGCTTCTGCACCGACAACTACCTTACCGAACTGAAGGTCATAGCCAAGGGCTGCGCCATAAGCGATGTCAGTTGCGTCAACACCGTTGCGAACTTCATCTGCGCCAGCTGTTACCTCAAGACGAGGACCAGCAAATTCAGATGCCATTGCAGGGGTTGTAAGAGCAGCGGTTGCGAGTGCTGCGATTGCGATTAACTTCTTCATACTTTGTTTTTTCCTTTTAAGTTTGAAAACTTGACATTTTTAATGTCAGAGTTATGTATACAACATTACTGTGTCTGTGTCAAAATATTTGGGCAACTACTTTGATGTTGCCCTATATACTCCATCCCATTCGCTGGGAGGATTCTCATTATACTCGTTGATTCTTTCGATCATCATATCGTAATACTGGTTCATTTCTCCACGCCATGCTTGCTTTAATTCGCCTGCATATTTTGCAGCAGCTTCCCAATGTCCTTGACGATATAGTTCTAAGAATTTCATATGTTGTGTTTCCCCTAATAAGTCATGGAAGGGGAACACAGTAAATATTCTAGCAGGCTCAGTCTTACCCTTAACTGCAATCAAATCAAGTTCTACGATTTGGTATTCGTCCAAAATGTACTTCGCAGTTTTAGGTCCGATGACAATCTTAACGCCGTAAGGCTTTGATTGACCTTCGAGCCTAGCTGCAAGATTGACCCCGTCACCAAGACAAGTATAGTCGAAACGCTGAGTGCTACCCATATTACCGACAACCACAGTATCAGTATTA